TGCCCCTTAAATGTATTAAGTATGGCAGAAGATATTAAGGAAAATGCGATGAGTGGTGGAACTCCGGCACGGCTGCGTGGACTGGCGGCAAACGGCAACAGTATATCACCGACAATTCAAGAGGTGGCAGAAACTTTCGGTAAAGGATATGCTGCAGATTTGAATAACGAAACAGATTATGGAATTTCTGGCATGTTTAACGCTGATACTATTAATCATCCACCCATTTCATCAGATATTATTTTTGGCATATACTCAAATCATAGAGCAAAATATATAACAGGAGGAGTGTTTTTGTATCAAATAGCTGTCCCAGAAAATATGATAGGAATGTATGTAAGACGATGCTGGAATGGGAATTGGAGCGAATGGAAGTCAGTAACTCTTACTTAAAACTGTGGAATTATTCCACAATACCGTGGAGCACTCCACAATATTCCACAGTATTGTTAAAAGAGGATTTTGCCTTATATTAATGAAAATGAATGCAATATTGTTGCGCAATCATTCTGGTATCAATTTTGTACTATGGTTTATGTCTTAAAAGTTATCAGTAACTTGTAGTTGTTATGGTTAGGCAATAGGTATTAGTTGCATTAAGGTTTAAAGACATTTTGTTCATATTGATTTTCATTCGGAAACTCTCTTTGTTTGGCATTGCATCCCGGTCTGTGAAGTATCGGGATGTTTTTACTTAGATGGTTGCTGTTTCCGACTAAATACTGTAACTTTGTATAGTTAGCCGATATACTACTTAACTAATACTATTTTATTCTTTGGAATAATGAAAGTATTCTCGGTCTGTGAAGATCGGATGCTTTTGGTGGGTAATGCCGCCAATTATTCCAGTTAAGTGTTTAGGTTTTATGCAGTCTACCCCATGAATGGACTGCATTGACAAGAAGTATTCTGCCCGTTCTGACCGAGATGGCCGGAACGGGCATAACCAGAATGAAAATCCACATGGCTTGCAGAACCACTATCATAAGGTACCAATCCTTTTTAAAACTATGTATGTTTCAGTGCTTCTGTTGTTTTTGATAAAAAAGCTACCATTTGTCGTTTTTCGACCGAAAGCAACACCTTTAGTCCCATCTGTATAATCACAGTAAAAATTTGAACCTGCATCTGACACAAAACCTTTTGAATAGGAACCAAAAGCAAATATAGCAGTTGCTGCATTGTTGGGGGATGCAAGCAAATACATACCGTACCCCAAGTCGCCAAGGCCTTTTTCCTCTTTTGCCGCCAATGTAAAGCTATAGGTATATATTCCCATCGCATTCATTACCTCTTCCAATGTCGGTGATATACTGTTGCCGTTTGCCGCCAGTCCACGCAGCCGTGCCGGAGTTCCACCACTCATCGCATTTTCCTTAATATCTTGTTCTGCCATAACTATTGCATATTTAAGGGGCATAATTTCCGGATGGAAATATTACCCGATTTAACATTTTAATAATTAACTCGTTTTGTAAATTATAAATCAAATTTTTCCGTAATATTTGAAGAACTCAAAAGGCGTTCTCACATCAAGATAACCGTCTACCTCTTCGTTAGCTTCCGCTTCCATTTCAAACGCGGAATTTCCGTAAGCCTTATCACCTACATTTATCCAACACCGGTTACGGCATAAGTGATACATGTAGGATATTGCGTACTCCAACCCATACTGAAGGTAGAACCACAACGGGCAAAGTAGATATACCCATAAGTTGAATCCGGTAAACAGCATGATTAATGTCAGCAGCACAGCCGATACAATCATACATTCTTCCCATTGGCGCACATGAATCGCCTCATGATTGAGCGTGCTCTGCTTCATCTCCTCCTTGCTTTTCTTCGTAAAGACGAAGCATCCCAATGTGATGGTGCTGTAACCCTGCCACAGCAGCCATTTCGCAATTTTGCTTTCATAAAACACTTTCATAACACTGATATTTAAAATTATAATTGAACCCATGTTGTGCCTCCATCCGAAGTCCTGTATATCCCGGAACTGTTTATTTTCAAACCGAAATTGCCTGATACGGCATAGAATACCTCTTTGGGTGAATAGACTGCCCCTTTGGATTCCAGTTTGAGACAGCCATCTATCAATGTCGCGATACTATATACATATCTGATAATGTTATCCAGATTCGAATATTGGGAATGCCTTACTATTAGCCCGTCCAAACCGAGCCGCATAAAGCTCCCGTTCAAATCAAGCCTTCCGGAATCAGCCATCTTAGACCCTAACCCGTCGGAATTTATTTCAATGCCACCTATGGTGAACCTCTTTTCATCTCCATTGATTTCGATTGTCGGATTCCCATCGCTATCCCTTGCCAATACGTTCTGCACCACCAAATCATCCACAAGGATTTCATCGGCACGTATCTTTCTTATTAAAGCCATATCCATAGCTACAAACATAAACTGCTGTGCCGCCTCCCAATTAGCATCACCGTCTATCGAGGTAGGTGCGACAGTGACCGACGTACCGTATGCCCGTACCCGAAACGGAATGGTGCGATTGTTGAATGTGGCCAGTACGATGTCATGGTAATCTTCATTCCAGACATATGTGTTGCCCTTGGCGAAAAAACCTCTCGGACGCGGCTCGCTGGCGTCTCGTCCGCTTGAACCGTCATAACTTACACCCACGGACATCTCGGCTATAAAGCTGTCATTCCATGCCGAAGCGTCCGCCTGGCTCTGATAACAGCGGACTGAAAACGTTGAATACCCTGCAGAAGCATTGACCGTAATCTCGGAAGCCCTCGAAGGCCCTGCGATGGCGCTCCATATCCCGTTGCTGTACCCCCGTGCGGTCAGATATCCGTCCGGATAAGTCAATGTGGCGCTACCAAGCGTCCGCTTGGCATAGACGCGGAAAGCTGAAGGAACAAGCGAACCGGCATTGCTCACCCGTATATTGCTGCATGTACTGATGAGATAGACCATGCCGCCGTCTGATGTCAGTTGTTCCCATTCGTCGGTGTTCACTTCTTCGGTAATAATATAACCGTAGGACTTGCCGCCGTTCTGGGTCTGAGTGATTCGCCTCCCGTCATGAGTTGTCTGAGTCCATAGAGGTGGATTCGACGTCTCAACCTTTGAGAGCCAGGAGCGACTCCCCATCGTACAGATGGTGAGCTTTTTATATGGAGTATTAGCGGTTCTCCACTCACCGCCAGCCTTGACTGATTCGCCGTCACCGCCCGGTTTTCCAGGATTACCGTCGGTACCGTCCACAACCATAGGAATAGTTTCCCGGTCCACGACCTGCCCACCCACATAATAGACAAATTGTAACTGCGTCGTGAAGTTCTTCGGAGAGATGGACGTGCCGTTCTGTATCTCGACCTCTGCGCCTCCGTCCTTACTGTATTTCAGTACGCCATCCGTCGTGATGGAAGTGCTACCGCCTACAGACTTGGTACGTGTACATGACACCCCGGCTACACTATAAGTGCCGTCCTTCCGTTTGCTGACTGAAGAAACGGAAGGCACCAGCCTATAAAGTATCGCATCACTGCCCGGATTACCGGCACGCACACCGGTAATGGTGAACACCAACTCACGGCTTATATCCGTATCCTGTACCGTAGCCGTAACGGTTATCCTAACCTCTGAGCGTGCAGGCATCGAAATGCCGGAAGCCACGGTAAACGCTATCACCCCCGTATTGACATTGTAGCTCTCCGTCACACCGGCAGGGGTCACGCATGATATGGACTTGAGCTGTAGTTTCTTCGTACCATACCACATGCCGACGGTTGTATTGAGTACGGACTGCGAAACAGTCTTTCCTTCGTATGTCAAGGCAATGCTTTCCATCTCGTTGTCGAAATCGGCTACAATGGCCGACTCACCGTCAAAGCCCCACTTGGCCCAGATGGCTGCCGGTGAAAACGCACTCCATACACCGTCCTTCTTCGTGCGGCAACAAGCCCACTCGTATGGCAGGCTCTCGCTCACCCCAATCGGGTCATCATGCCAGCCGGACGGCACGTAGTCATCCACCTGCGAGGTGGCTGGCGTAGGAGGCGTCACATTCTCTGTCGTATGTTTGAATATCCACTCATAATCCCTACCGTCACGCCCGTCCTGGCCGTTCTCCACCAGCAGTTCATATTCAGCCGTATTCAAGTCCCCGGTAATGGTATAACCGTAGCTCTTTCCACCGTTCTGCGTCTGCAGGATGCGGCGCCCCTCATTGGTCGTCTGAGTCCACATCGGAGGATTGTCTGTACCACCGGGAGCGACACAGAGAAAGACACGTCCGGCCATCCTGGTAATGCCCATGTAAGGTATATGCTTGCCGGTCTGCCAGTCACCGCAATTGGTAATGCTTGTACCGTCTGCACCCTTGCTGCCAGTCACACAGATGGCGTTCGTGACAGTGAAAGTTCCGTCAGTGAAGACTATCCTTGTCCGGGTCCAGATATACCATCCGTTTTTCCACGCCGGAGAGGTAGTCTGCCACTCGCCTCCAGTTGTGGTGGCCGATGAAGAGGAGAGGTAGTATTCTTCGGTAATGGACTTGATGCCCTTGCCGTCAGCTCCCTGCCCACCACTGATACAAGCCGCTTGGGTGTACTTGACTTCGCCATCAGAATAGACAATCTTCGTCCGGGACCAGATATACTTGCCGGCTTCCCATTCAGGGGAGGTAGTCTGCCAACCGTCCACCGGGGCAATGACATTCGACACCGATATCGCGTATTCCACATCGGTAGACTTGATACCCTTGCCGCTTTCTCCCTTGGCCGCATATTTCAACCAATCAGCATTGCCGTCTGCCGGTTCTGTAGACGTGCCTTTCTCATTGACACATATCCAGGAGCTGCCGTTATGCGTCACCTCATCGTAATAGGCATACTTCTCACCCTTTTTCCACGTCCCCTTGAATAGCGGCACCCGGAAAGCCTCGCCGGTGATGTCATCTACCTGGAATATCTTGCCGGACATGATGACGTGGCGAAAAACAGCCGAGTAGTTGTCTGCAGGAATACCATGTACAGTACGGCCTTTCTTCTTACCAATCCACGACATCTCTTGTGCCGGTTCCGGGTCCCAAGTATTGGCGTGATCAAAGAAAGTAATGCAGTTGTTGCCGCCCACCGTATCGATAAGGATGTACGTCTGCCTATCCTCATCCGTGAAGTTACCCGTCTGGGCGAGTACCATAGATTCCCCAGGCTTCCAGTCAGTACCTGGCTTCGGCGTCATGACGAATGTCTTGGCTGTATAGTCTGCGGAAGTCACCCGGAATTTCATCTCCTCGAAACCCTGCAACTTGTCTTCGGCGTTCTTGGTGACGAAGTAAGTAGTAAGTATGTCATCGACAAACTGGCTCAGCCCGTCGGCATCGGTCAGGTCAGGAGTTATGGTGTAGCTACCGTCACCGTTGTCCGTCCATTCCTTGACCGTGCATCCACCTCCGGGAGAGGCACACATACGTCCCTTGAAATAGGTCACACGGTTATAGGCAATCTCCGGAACAAACACACGTTTCCTGAATATGCCTTCCTCCATCTCCATCTTTCCGTCCTTGTCGATGCACCCTCCGGAAATGCCGCTGATGAACTCGCCGAACTTGACCCAATCTCCGAAGGTCATGGGGAAGGGAGTGCCGTCCTCTTTATCCTTATGCAGAAATATTTTATCTATTTCTTTTAAAATATCCTTTATAATCTGCTTATCCGTATCAGACAATTCCTTCAAGGCATCCGCTATGCGCTTAAAGTTTCTTTCCCACTTTAAGCGAACATCGCGCCCGGTATCATTCGAGCCATTCCAAGGTACTATATTTTCAAACTTGGTATCCATCAACCCAATTCAAGTTCATTATCATTAAAAGACAGCAATAGAGGCTGCCAGCACATGCCATATTCCATAGTATCCAGATTGATAAAATTCAGCATATAATCAGCAAACCTATTGTTCTCTTTATGGCTCTGCTTACGCAGACGTGCATTATTCACCGTTATGACCCCATCGCTTTTGCGACGCTCATAACTATAACTCATGAAAGAAAAAGAAAAGCTTTTTCCTTCGGAAGACAACTGCCTCATTTCATCTATTGCCTGGAATACATTCATGTTGCAAAATTATCTGTACCGGTACCATAAAAAAAGGACACTATCTACTGACATTACCCTCCAGGACTTCGAGCCTTTTTATGCCATCCCGCACCTTACGGGAGTCAACCACCAATTCTTTTTTTGCGAGAATTTCGAGCAACTCATTGTTGCGAGCCAACAACCTCACAATCTGCGAGCGTTGTTCCGGTGTCAAGCCAGACAAGACGTTACCTTTGTCGGACGACAATGCCATAGAGTAATCACTCGTATCAACATAACCACCGCCATACTTGCCGCTGCGTGTACGAACCTGCTCCAATATCTGCGTCGTATTGAGCATACGGATAGTCCCGTTTTTCTGTGCAATGTCAAACACATCCAAGAACTGGCGCACATGCGGATTGGCCACACCTTCATGGTTGGCCACAAACTCGTTCTTATGTACCGGAATAACACCAGCCACATCATCAGGATTACCGTTCTTGGTATAGCCCTCCACATACTCATCCACATAACCACCGGATTTCAGTCCCTTCGCTTCATCACGCTGCTGTTTGGCGACGGCTAATTGAACAGCACCTTGAGCTGCAGCCAATCCCCCAAGTATAGGGCCAAGTATGGGACCAGCAGTCCACGCAACCATAATTGCTTGTGCAGTCTTAGCTATTACTTGCATTATAGTTGCCGCAAATTCCTTATCAGCATATTTCTTTTTAATCTGGTCAATGGCAGCTTCTTTTTCTTCTTCAAGTTTAGTGGTGTCTTTACCTGCTTTTTGTGCTGCCTTAATTTGTTTATCATATTTCTTTTCAATCTTACTAATTTCCCGATTTTGCATATTGGCTACAAGCTGGCTATATGTAGAAGCTGCATCGCCCATAATGTCAAAAGCCTTACCAACTAATTTCATCCGTTCATCCTCATACTCTTCCTCAATACGGGTCTTCTTAGCCTGATATTCTTCATACGTTATCAAATCGGCATCGTACATTGACTGAAGAATATCGTTTTTCTGAGAAAAGGAAGAAGTGGAATCTATCTCCTTGAAACCTTGTTCACGCTGTTTATTCTTCTTTTCCTTGCCATCTGCCAAATCCATATCCTGCAATTTTGCATCAATGGAAGATATATCTTCCCCATAGGCCGCCAACATATCTCTACGTTCCTCCAGGTACTGGTATTCCAAATCCTTCAGTTGTTCCAAGTAATCAGCTTCCCGCTTGATGTCACCTGCAATATATGCTTGCTTCAATGCAGTCCGTTGTAACTGATATTCTTCGTCAATAGTGGCCAGATTATCAGACTGGGCATTTTTATCGGCCTCCTTAGACGCTTCTGTCAACCGGTCTGCTTCTGCAATCATCTTGTCATAAATCTGCCCCTGGATTTCGGACGAGTCCTTGCCATACTCCACCAGTAGAGCTTTCCGGCTCCAGAGATAAGCCATTTCAGCCTTATATTGTTCTTCCTGATATTCCTGCTGTGCCATGCCTTCATTCAGCAGCTTTTCTTTCAGCAGATTTATCTCTGCATTATAGCCCTTTTTCAGCTTTTCTTCACGGGCCTTCAGTTCTTTGTCAAGGCCATTATCATCTACTCCATTGCTGTTTCCTCCTGGCACCGGATTATCTACTTCTTGTTCGGGCAGCTTTGCAAGAATCGCCTCCAATTCCTTTTTTTTCACAGCATAGCTGCCATATAATTTTAGGCGTTCTTGCAGTTGATGTTTTAACCCACCGATAACCGCCTTCTCCAAAGACTTGTCATCGCCAATCCATTTCATCTTTTCTGCCTTTTGTTCCTGGAACCATTTACGGTGAATCGCCATCTCTTCAGCCATGCGGTCCTTAAGTTCGCTGATGGCTGCTTCAGTCTCGCTCCGTGTACGTTGCTTCTGGTCATCATCCAGCAAATCCAGATTATCGGCTTTGCTTTTTATACCAGCAATACGTCCCATCAGCGTTTCATAGCGCTCCATTTTGGCATTCAAGGCTTCCTGAGCCTCTGTCGCCTCATTTGTCCTGGTTTTGAATATAGCCAGATATGATACGACACCAGCCAATACCGAAGCTACAATTCCCAACGGATTAGCCTTCAATGTCTTGTTAAACAATGACGCCGCAGCAGTAGCGCCTTTGGTTATAGTGGTCCACAAGCTTTTGGCCATAGTGTCTGCCTTTACGACCAATGTATAGGCAGCAACAGCAGCCGAGGCTGCAACAATGGCCCCCTTGTACTTCCATAAGATGGAAATCATAGTTCCCAATCCCTTCACCGTCAGACTACCCGTCGTTATCATGTACTTCATCACCGGCTGGAGCTTTTCGCCCAGTTCCACCCGTATATCTTTGAAGTTATTCTTCGCCTTATCCAGCCCCGCCTGAACCGTATTGTTCTGTACATTGACCTCTTTAATAATGCTGGTACCGTCGCGATACGCATCATTAGCCAATCTTTGCGCTTTACGAATATCATCTATCTTGCCGGCCATCGTGCTGATGACACCGGAAGCCCGGACACCATCCAGCCCCATCTCCTTGAACATAGGTGCCAGCTGGTCAAGTCCTCCTTTTTTATTCAATGTATCCAGGAACTGAAGTATCGCCTCGTTCGCATCCTTTTTGATAAGAGAGGTAAAATCCTCCACGCTCTGCCCTGCAATCTTTGCAAACTTGGCTGGTTCTTGGTACATCTTCATCATCAACGTCTGGAAAGCCGTCGCCGCCATCTCCTGCTGCTGCATGTTCTGGTCAAGTACAGAGGCATATCCCAGAATGTCACTCTGAGCAACCTTCGCCTGATTCGCTGCCCCTGCCACGCGAGCAGTAAATCCTACCAGGTATGCTTCTGCCGCACTGGAGTTCTGTGCCACCTCATTAATGGCGCTACCGGTAGCCAACATCGCCCCACGCAACCCAAGTTTCTGGTCCTCGCCGAACATCTGTGCCAACTTGCCGATGTTCTTCACCGCATCATCCCCCAAATCCTCACCCAGTGCCACATTAATCTTATCGGCCGCATCGACAAACTCCAATACATCCTTCTTCCCAGTAATCCCCAAACGACCAGCATCACCGGCCAGAGCATTCAGCTTCTCACGCGCTGTACGGGTATCCATTTCCTTGAACTCTTCATTCAGTCCCTTGACTTCATCTCGGGTCATACCGGTGTACTTGATAACTTGCGCTTCGGCTTCCTCCATCTCCGCATATTCATCCACACATTTGCGGGCAGTCAAGGCCACCCCGGTAAGAGCCCCGACAACTCCTGCCCCCATAGCTGCATACCTATTAACCCCATCAGCCATTTTGGAAAGAGAAAAACGGGTATCACGTGCCTGCACCTCCACCTCTCTCATCCGTTGTCTGGTCAGCAGATAATCAGCCCGTAGCGCTTTCCATTTCTCCGTGCCGGGAGTGGCATTATCCATCTGCCTCTTGAGGGAAGCCGCAGCCTTGCGCAATTCCGAGTAAGACAATGCAGTCTTTCCAGCCTCTATACGTTGAACGGCGAGCGCGGCATTCAGTTTATCCAAATTCTCTTTCTGCTCCTTGTATTCCGCTGAATTCTCCTTCCCTTCTGCCCGCAGTTTCGCCATTTCAGCCTTGACAGCATCAATCTGCCGTTTGGTCTCGTCAAACTTCGCTTTCGCCTCCGAATTATCAATCCGGATTGCCATTCTAAAGTCTTGTATGTTAACCGCCATATCTTTACCTATTAATCCAGGACAAAGGTATCTTCAAGCGTCACCTTGAAAAAGGACATGAAAAAGCCCGGCAATCCATCACGGACTACCAGGCCAGCACTTATGAACAAAAAGTGTTATCCGTCAAGCCAACGGCCATTATCCAGCCACACCCCTCCGTCACGCCAACGGCCATCAGCCAATATCCACCGGACATCAGCCTCAGTATCGCTGATACGGATGGGATAGAACGTACTGGTCCAGGCTTCCTTACGACCGAACGCATCCAATGTGAATTCCATCTCCTTGCAGACATATCGCTTGTTGCGTATCTCAAACACTTGGTAAGCAGCATATACATTCGGGTCATGGCTCTGGACCTTCACCGCTTTAGTGTAGTCAATATCATAGTTAGTCTGATACAGCAACCCGTCAAGCACATTCAGGCACAAACTTGCCCCAATACTGTTTGTCCTAACATATTGCCACCAAGACTCATCTCTGGATGTATGGTTTTTCGTATATTCATCTATATAAGGAACCGGATATTTCATAGAGACGCCATTGTACACGACACTTAAGCCTTGCAATCCCGTATAGAGTGCCAGGCAGATACCACGTTTTGATTCCGTTTCTTCTCCTCCGCCATTCTGAATTTGCTCTTCAATACTCAGTGCCGGTTCTGTTTTATCCGCATTGCCATTACCGGATAAGGAAGGAAGATAAATCCAAAGAGTAGTGTCCTCTCCCCTTCCTCCACCGCCATAATAGTTGATTCCAACACTTTGAAAAGCTGTGGGAACCATCTCCAGTTCTACGGTATTGGAAACACCTTCGCGTTCAATGCCGGCAAATCTATCCACCATGACAAACACCGGAGATGAACGTCTTCCATCCTCATCCACCCAGTCACGCAGATACACATATTCCTTGCCATCAGCCTCGTGTGTATAGATAGTATCCGGCTTTTTATGGGATTCGTCACTGAACCATCCCGTAATGCTTCGCATGTCGGTCGGTATATCCTCCGGGATATTCTCTCTCTTCGCCCCTTTTTTAACCGCCTCCGGCAAAACATTCCATCTCCAGAACTCGGAATCCTCCACCTTATATGCTACATTCGAGAAAGCAGGATCTTCAATATCCGGCTCTTCAACCTCCACCTCATACACATCCTCTACATTCTGCACATGTACGGAAGTACCTCCGGTAAAATAGTTCCCTCTCAGCAACAGCCTGGCCGTACGCTTGCGGTTGTCAACCAGAAATACAGCATTGAACAACCGCTCCACCTGCTCAAGGAAATCCTTCACGCTCCAGCCCGGCAGCATCTTGTTCCACAATACCGTTGGTACCGTATGACAGATATACACATCCTTATATACCGTATTCTCCAATTGGTTCTCCGTCAACCCATATCCGAGTGCCCTCATCAGCTCCTTGATGTAAGCGCACAAATAAGGCTGCGGTGTCACATCGAACATATCATCCGTACCCAAATTCCGGTTATCTGCACCTGCCTCTGCCTTGACACACCACTGGTTGTGTATATTTCCGGTATCCTGGTCAAGTACCGGCGCCAAACAATACTCCACTTCCGGATAGGTTTTCTCAATATGGGGAAACATATCCGTCGTCAGTACATCCGTCCGCTTCATTTCCAGAGTTCCAATCAGCAAGTCACCGCCGACAAAATAATTCAGTTCGGAATTGCCGCTCGCAATCTGGAGCGATACCGTATCATCGGTCCAACCGGTAATAATCTCCGTACCGTTGCAATACACCCTATTGTCAGCTACCAATATGGCAGCACGTTTGGTTTTCACCTCCTGCACGCTGTTCAACCGGTTCAAATGCGCATACAGTTCCGCATTGGTAGCATTAGTCAGCTGCAATGTTATCTCGTAGGTATATTCTCCATTCTTGGTAATCAACGGATTCTCACGTTTCACTTGAATGGAAAAATCCTTCGGAAGTACGGCTTGCACACCGTCAATAAACAATTCAGTCATAATCAACCAAGTTAAGTCCTATACTCATTCCGTTCCAGCCGCCGAACACATCGTACTCCCACTCCACTGTCATACTCTCTGCCCCCTCCACTTCTCCACAAAAGAAATCCATCTCCCGGAGTTTGGTTTTAAGCAGTTGCATGACCTGCTGGATGCGTGCATAATGCAGCAGTTCCTCTTCGTCGGTCTCCTGACCCGACGGAACCTTCTCAATCAGGAACAGCAACAAGCTATTCCGTTCCCGATAATTGTCTTCATTGCCCTGCGATACTGCATCCGGGTAGTTGGCACACAGCATCAACCCCGTACAGTCTCTCAATTTCTTGACAAGATGCTTTTCGCTGACGGCAATCACTGTCCCGTCAATCTTCGTCCGGCTGACCTTATTGACGCGCTCTTTCAGTTCTATCAGCATCTCCCTATATCTCTGTATATTTATCATAGCCCTATCAAATTATTCTGTTCAGGATTCGCCATGGTGAAGCTGAACTCTACCGCCTTCAAGACGCTACGCCTGAAGGAGCGTTCAAACTTCTGTTTCGTAATCACAATAGGCAGCCATTCGCCATCCACAAGAATCTCCACCTCTTGTGCGTTCAGCATGTTGTGCCATAATTTATAATCACTCTGCAACATGATGCTGCCAGAGTTGACCGTGTATTCATCAGTAACCTTGACACCGAACTTGCGTTGCACCCCGTACATGGCTGCTGCATCACTCTCATTGTTTCCGGTCAGTTTCAGTTCACCGGTAGCCGTTAAAGTCTCAGGCATGTCATACACATTCTTGAAACGGAAACACCATACATCCACATACCTTGTACCATCAACGTAAAACTGCATGGAGCCTCCGAGCATGGCCACCGTATAACTGGCTATGTCCGATTTGGAAAATCCGGGAAGCACAGTATCCGGACTCACATCCACCGTGAAAGGCTCCGAAGAAGATACCGGGAATGATTTGCTCTCCTGGCTGCCGTCATTGAAAAAAGCCGTTATGTCATATCCTCCATTCTGCGGATAACCACTCACATACTCTTTGGCCCCCATACGTGTCACCTTGGCAGCCACCTCACTCAGTATTCCCGGAGAAGCGGCATCCTTCCGGGTCTGCATCCGGCTGAACATCACGTAGCTCTGCGCGTCTTCTGTCTCGTTGATAAGGAAGGTGAACGTCCCCGAAGCGGTGCTCTGCGGTGCATAGTCCAGACACCACACGCCCCACAATGCCAATTCGCAGAACTTGCCCAGCCCTCGGATTCGCACCTGGTTGTCGGCATCCGGTACATATTCTTCATCAAGTATCTTTTTACCGCCATATTTTATGGCAAAGGCTATGGTCACATCCGTGTCAATGATGTAGTCCTGCATGGTGGCGCAAAACTCCCGTGCCCTGGGTCTCTGTATTACATTCATAAACGACAATATTTGTTTCTACGGTCATTTTTCGGCAGCAGCTCGTAATCGATCATACTACCGTCACGCGCCCGCTTCATCTCATCTATCCAAGTGGCAGCATCGTCTGCCATCCATCCGGCCACACGCTCCACATCATTGAGCGATGCCGGTTCACTTGCATTCATACCGCTTTCGGCCACAAACCTGCGGATTACTCCCCCCGGTATCGCTCCCAGAGACAAGCGACGAAGCGCCATGCTCATGGCCAACAACGCCACCGCCTTGCATGCTGCGAAATGCGCGTCCGTCTCCGGTACCGAACTTTCTGCAAGCAGTGCCTCCCAACCGGCACCGTATGCCCGCTTCACCGTCAACTGCTGGGCTTCTCTGATGAAAGGCAGAAGCAGCAGGAACATACGCTCACTCTTATTTATCGGGAAATAGGTATCGAAAGAACCCCCATTACGGATTATCAACATCTGAGCAGACTTATACATGTCGCTATCCGTCCACTCTTTCAGTTCTTTATCATTCAGATAACGAATCAGCACATCCACCGCCTTGTAGTATTCTTCGAGATGCAGCGCGTCATCACGGTCCAACTGCCACTCCCAGGGCAGTTTTTCGCTGCCATCGGTAGCCACCTTGAACTTGCGCCCGTCATCCTCATGGCTGAGGTCATTCTTCTGATACAGCCGCAATGTGGCCAACAGCGCAATCGGCCGTTGCACCTTGCGTACAATCCCGGTATCAGTACCCTCTTTCTCCGGATTGAGATAATAGCTCTCTGCCAGTTCTATCACCTTGCTACCGACCAACTGCGCCAGTTCTTCAGTAGCCAGCTCTATCTCACCGATAACCTTGGTGAAATCATTGTTAGCGTAATAGTTGGCGGTCAACTCACGCAATTCTTTGGCACCTTGGCCGTCTTTGTTGAATATCATAACATCATTTTTTTAGATTCCTCATCAGTTCGTCTGCCCGCTGCCTATCATCGAGCAACTTCATCATCACACGCAGCAACAGCGTATCATCGGTAGCCCTCGCATTGCCGAACACTCCGCTTTCGGCCACAGAAAAGAGTATCGAGTTCATGCCCAGGCTCTGCACATCATTCTGCCGGGCATCCTTGTCCCTTCCACGGGAAAATACCGGTCCGAAGCACAGTTCCAGTCCGTCAATGATGAAAGTTCCGGAAAACAAGTATTCACAGAAGTAGGAGAACCAGGCATAAATCCCCCATCTCATCCACACCGGCATGTGCTCCACAAGCCCCATGTATCTGCCCATATATTGCTCACGGAAGGGCTCACGCTCTACACAGCCTTTTTTCTCCACCGGAGGACGATAGAGGATGGCACACAATGCCTGCAAGTCTACCGGATCATGTCCGACATTATACCTATTGACCGCAGCCACCGCATGACGGAACTCACCAAAAGCCAAATCCGCCCCATGACTCATCGGACCGCGCAGATAGCGCCATTCCGGTATCAGATTCACAGTCGAGTCATACGCCAGTACCACAGCGTCTCCCTCCATTCTCCACATCCATGCCAATGTCTCGGCCAGATGGTCCACCAGCAGCATATCCTGCACCTTTGAACGGAAGACATATCCCCTATTCTTCAGTACATACGCACACCACTCGCGCTTCACGTCCAGTAAGCTGATGCCCGGTTTCGTCATCAGCTTCTCCCGGTTCTTCAGCAGGTGCAGCCACTCCAACGGCTTCACCTCCTCCCAGCAGTCCGGGAATTCAATATCCTTCTGTCTCATATCTATACTTGTTTTGCCGCTCTGTCCGGCGTCGATACATTCTCTTCCTTGTTGATAACCTTCCGGTAAATACCGAGGAAAATCCCCTTCTTATGCGGGAAATTAATACGGATGGCATCATTGATTGCCTCCAGTACAATATCCTCGGGAATCTGTGTGTCAGCCCCGTAGAATATCTTCAATGCATAGAGCATCTGGCTGCCGCTGTCACTCTTGCCGTCAATGATGATGTTGGCCAATGCCGGAGAAAGCCCGAAACCGCTGGTAGTGGAACTGTCCGCGATGCGTGAAATCTTCGCCTGCGCCTCGATGTACTTGTCGATATTCATCTCGATAGGCTCTATCTTCCAGCTCTGGGCATTACCGTCGGCATCCACGAAGTCGACACAGCTGAAGAACTTGCCGGCATTCTTCTTGCCAGCCATCACATTGGCGATGGTTTCGGTCAATTCATCTTTCAGCCGCTCCATTTCCTTCTGAATCTTCGTCTCATCCCAATCCTCGTGCATGGCCATAATCAGCTCATGTTTCTGGTTCCAGTACTCCTGCGGAGAATGCACCACATAAGCGGCTGCAATCATGTTCTCATTCAGATGCTTGATAATTTCCGGAAGGTTGTTCGCATTCTCCAGCCAGGGAACCGACCCATAGAAGCAGGAAATCGCATACATACTACGGCCAAAGCTCCGCATGCAATGGTATTTAATGGCTGTTTCGTACCGGGTCGGATTCCATTTGTCAAAAGCCGGGTACTTGCGGAACGTGCGGCTCTTGAAGGAATCAAAATCACCGGTGAGGTATTCCGTGACATCCTCAAGCCTACGGCTGTCATTCTCCGGCCACACCAGACGGCTTTCTTCGCTGTGCAGTGACTCCAATCGCTGCACCCATGGGCGGCCGATACGCACTCCCTTGCCCATATAATACTTGGTGAAATGCCCGTTCATGTGCGTGTATTCAACCAAGTTGTCACGTATATACCCTTTGTAGTCCCAGCTATCCAGCCATTCCTGAATCTCGGCATCCTCCATCCATTCCTGGATGCGTTCGTTATTCTCAATCTTCACCCGGTAAAGCATCGGCCCCTGCCCATACAGCAACCCCACCTTACGGTCCAGAATACCGGGACCCAGGTTGTTCTTCTCCAGCAAGTCACGGATGGCATTCGGCATATTGTTGTCCGGGCCCCATGGAACCACACGTACACCGGCCACCGATACCGGGTCACCGTCCCAGTCCTGCGAGCCAGCATTAAAGAACTGACTCATACTCTGGCTCCAGTTCATGTTAATGGCATATTGCCCGGCAGTCGTATCCACAAAACTGAAATTGCCTATCTTCTTTATCTCACTCATAACTATCTATTGATATAAATTCTCGTTGTATTAATGAACAGCGAACCGCAATAATCCACCACTATCTGCTGAAGTTCCGGTATATGCTGTTCAATCACGGGATTAAACCAAGGTTTCGGCTCCCGGTTCCAATCCTTGTTGCTTTTCTTGGTGATTACCCGTGTACCACCCTCCATATTATACCCACGGCCTACACCCAAATGAACATAAAGTCCGTCGGCATTGAACCCAAAACCGATGCTCGTAATCTCCTCACCTTTGGCCGGCACCTTGCCCCAATGCCGGTAATTCTGCCTGATGGATGCCGAAAGCTTCTTATCTTCATCAATCCATTTCGATACGCTCGCCTGCAACGCCTCGTTCACCTTCTTACCCCAGGCGCGTATCCGACCGTTGAATGCCGCAACCGCTTTCGCATCCTGCTGCCGCTCGAACTGCTGCGTAATGCCGGTATCACCCTCTATCGTGATGTCCAGCGGAAACCTATCAGCCAGCCGGTTCTTCTTGCTCCACCAGCTGCTGCGGTTATTATTTTGCGATAATCGTTCTGCATGTGCTCCCATACTGCAAAAGTACCCCAGACCACTTATCCGAAAAAGGACACAAAAAAACCGGCTATCCATCACGGACCACCGGCTTCTCAAATGTAAAAAAAAATGTTTCTTAGAAAATATCCTCTACGGCAAAGTCATCTAAACCACCATCCTCATGCGTCAGAACATTGCCGTCAGCATCTGTAGTCGAACATATATGACGCATGATGTAATCCTCTTCGCTCATGCCTCCAGTCAGAACCAATAAGGCATCCTCTCGAGAATAATATATCAAAGCCTTGGCACAACAACGAGTATATTTATTTCCACACGGAAACAACACACAGATATCATCAGCCGAAGGCTCTATACCCAATTCAGACCGTATTTCTTCAATCTGTTGGAACAATGGCTTCAACCCTGCTGATACCGGGACCTCAAGCTGATATTCCATCCGGTATATATTCTTGCTATTCTTTGCAGCTTCATTCATTTCACGCCTCCTTTCTTCTCCGGAACAATCCCCAATAATTCGGTACGTGCATGATGCAGGACTGCCAAGACATCTACAAAACCGCTTGAGTTATTGGTGAAAAAGCTATTATATTCAAGGAGAAAGCCAATACTGTCATCCAACAGATTTGCAAGAAATGTAGCCTGACCATTTTGCAAATCAGATAAACGCTTAGCTATGGAATCATCCAATACGACCCCATTTATAATTGTCTCAGTCATACCTCACGCCTCCTTTCTGTACCAATGCATAATACTTGCCTCCCTTTATGACTTCCATGCCCAGCCTGGGGTTGCACTCATATATCCCCATAAGCCTACCCTTAAGAAGCCCTTTTTCATAAGTAAGTTGCTGGATTTCTTTGTAATATCGCGCATTTTCGCTTTCCAGGAATGCGATGTATTCGTCTTTAGTCATACCTCACCCCCTTTCCGGCACTTCTTTGCCTTATAAACGCACAATGCAGACACCACAAACAACGGTGGGAAAACAAGCCCGATACAAATAGAGAGGATGGCACCGAAATACCAACGGTCAGAAGAACTGTTAAGCTCACAATCAGGAGACATGCTACGATAGTAGCGACGCTGAATGTTATTGACTTGCTCGGTAAGAGCGTTAACGGATTCGCCCACAGATGTGCGTGGAGCAGGTACGGACTGCGTACCGATAGTTAGTTCTTTCATTTTTGTTGAGCAATTAAAATGAAACAATATGTTATTAAAGACGGGAAAGGGAACCTTCTCCAAAAAATCGGAAAAACTTATAAACAAAGAAAGTTCCGCTTTCCCGTTGCTCAACACCTGAATCAGGCTGGGAGGCCATTAAGCACTCCACACGGGGGTCGGAACTATATAGATAACCGATAGGCACAAAAAATGCCAACGGCAATCGGTTGGCGAACATCGTCGCCTGATTCAAATGTTGAGCACTGCAAAGATGGGAGTTTATTTTGAAACAACAAAAGAAAAGCGGAGTTTTTTGCTCCGCTATCCAATTATTAATTATAGACATCATCCCTTATCACACGTGAACGTTTTCTCTTACTTTTAACATTCTCCTTCTGTTCAAAAAGCTCTTCCTGTACTTCCTCAGACTTTTGTTTTTCAAAGAAAGTCTGTTTGGTATTAAAATCTTCATTAATAGCTTCATCTTGCGTTATCTCTTTGCTCAAAAGCCAGTGATATACATTCTGATTGCCGATTGTTACAACATAAGCTTGTTCAAATTCCCAACCTCGTTTGCCCATATAATTCATGGCATCCACCATAGAATTAAATTTAATCGCTTTTCCGTTATCATCAACCAAATACTGATTAGATGATCCAAACCAAAAGCTTGTTTCTTGCCCGAAATCAACTGTAACAGTGACTTTATTACTGAACAGTTTTCCTGTACCGAGTAATTCACAGAATACTTTATAAGGTTTTTGCGCTACTACTCCCATACTGATGAACATCAGCATCAAAAACAAACATTTCTTCATACATTTAGATATTTAATTAATAATGCTCATTCAACCAATTCAGTTCCTCTAAGTAATAGCAAGTAGAGCCTTTATTTACCACAAACTGCACCCTCTCGTCAAAGAGTAAAAACTTATCGAAATTACCTTTTTGAGTTGTCACAAGCAATGGGGTATGCCTCAATACATCTATATCCACAAATTTACACTTCATCCTTTTACTGTTCATAGATATTATCCTATCTTTGTGTGTCATAAGGGCTTCGTGACATATCACATACTCCCCTCCTTCCATGTGATTGATTACCCGATAGCCTTCACCATATTGTTTCAACATGTAAATATTGCCTTCATCATGCGAACGTCCTACAACCAAACCACCTCTACGAGCGTCCACAACCTTTCCTTCTTTGGAAAGTTGTTCAAACTCTTGTTTCGAAAAAACAAGTCCAACCATCGTACTTTTGAAGAACTATGCGCCACCATAGATGCTCAGAAAGACCAAATCCCATCATTGATAGATGGAGGTTTTACTCAAGCAAATGGAAGCAAAAAAATAGAGTTTACCGTTCACGACGGGCATGCCGCTACTAAGTAAACTCTATCGAATCGCGATCTAAAATATTTTGTTACAACATAATCCGTATGCCCCCGTTTTACATTGTACTATCTTATCATAACTACTTTGCGAATATGGGAATAATATTTGTAACGGCAAAAATGAAGCGGAGTTTTTTGCTCCGCTTCTGAAATCTATCAAAATCTCCTTCATGATTTGTAACAAAAAAGGCTCCCACATCACATGGAAGCCTTCGAAAATCACATTGTATAATACGCTGTCAAACAATAACTACACAACGGATAAAAATTCTTTTCCAATACGGTGAATACCATCCACAATGCGTCTTCTTTGTTCAATGCGGGGAACACGCAACCCACTGGCATAATGGGAAAGCTGTTGCTGGTTAATGCCAGAGACACGGGATATGGCAGCCAAGGAGGTAAACTGTTCGCACTTACGGAGCAGTGCGGCAACTCCCAATTCCACATCGAATTCATAGTCTCCGTTAACAAGCCACTCAGGAAGCGTTTCGCCATCCTGCAATAGTCCTTCCACATGTTCACGGACAGCCTCAGATAGTTCAATCATCAGGCTCTCATAACTTTTGGAAGTAGCAACAACCATGCCGCATAGTACATCATCTTCGGTAACTGCACCGAAATTCTTATCGCACCAGTCAACCTTAACTTTAATCTTTTCCATAATTTTCTCCTTATCTTTGAAGCAGGGTGTTATTTCCACCCCGCTTGTTTCCAAATACTGTTTAATAAAAATTGGCTTAATACCTCACTTTCATGGCCTCTTACTGTCACCCTGCCTTTTTTCGTAGGATGCTTGAATTGCCGGTGGTCACCTCCAGAGCCTTTCAACTTCACCCATCCGTCAGCTTCGAGCAACTTGATTACTTCTCTGACTTTGTATTTCTTCATTTGTGAATTGTTATTGTTTGACTCTGCAAAGATATAAATATTTATATCATTCACAAAACTATCTGGCAGAAAAATGATATTATTTTTTATATCATTTTATTTCCCTCCGTGGTTGAAGGAACGGTAACACGACCAGTCATTCCGCTTTTCGGGCCCCATTCCGTTTGCGAGCGTGCGAGCAAACGGAATGGGTGCGCCCTGCACCCCTCCGTCAAATCAGCCCCTCATCGCCAAAACTGTAATATCCACCATTCGTTATAATCACATGGTCTATCATCCTAATATTTAATAACCCTGCCGCCTTTTTAAGCTGCTCCGTCAGTCTCTTGTCCTCATTGCTCGGTCGGATGTTGCCACTCGGATGGTTATGTACCGCTGCGAACTGCACTGCCCCCGTATCAATCAGCACTCGCATAATCAGCCTTATATCCGCTGAAGTCTGGTCAATGCCGCCTACCGATATGCGTACTTTCTTGATAAGCCGTCCGGCTTGGTTTATCGACACTACCCAAAATTCCTCATTCGGCAAATCTCCTATCAACGGCTCCATCAGTTCGTATACGTCTTTGCTCATCCTTATTTGCCTGCGTTCCACCTGCTGCGACAGTTGTCTCTTGTACATCTCCACGGCTGCCACGGCTACCCTCCTGCGTCCAGGAGTCAAAGAGGAAAACAATTTTTCAAGGTCTATCACTTCGTTGCTGCGTTCGATGTCCGAAACAATCTGTCTGTTGTTGCTGATTTCGTAAATCAGTTCGCTGTCGCTCATGTAGCGGCAATCGTTATCAAAAAGAGTATTCATAATTGTATGGATTAAATTGTTATAAAAGAATTGTCTTGCCTAAGAAATAGCCTCCCAAAACCTCTGCCCCAAGCGTTTCAAGTGCACACGCAAACCGTGCGTAACTATGCCCCTGCGTCAGTATATCATCGAATACAAGGCATTTCTTACCCTTGAAAAAACGCTTGTCAAACTTGATGACCTCCACCGTCTGCACCGTCTTGGCCGCTTTCGTCTCATGGATGGCAAGCCGTCCACCCTCAATGGTAATTGCTTTGTACGCATTCCTGCACCCCGTCAGCCGTGCCACCTCTTCGGCAAAAGCCTTGTATCTGATTTCGTTCTTCTCTCCGCTACTGGCTGGTATGCAGACCAACGTCACGTTGCAAACCTCCGCACCGAACTGCTCGCGCATCTTCTTCGCTACAAGTTCTGCCACAGACGCACTGCGCTTCCCGTCCTTAAAATCCCATATCATCCTGCGGATAGACCACTCCCGTTTGTTAGCCTCGTACTTGGTAGGCAAGTAGTCAAAGAAATTAAACATGAATTTAGACCATTGATTTTTCCATGCTTCGGGGATGTTTCTTTTTGCTGCCATAACTGTAAGTTTTTAATTTATTCTGGATTTCTGGAGTCGTCGGGTGGAGCCTTTTTTAATTTACTCCGTTTCCCGGAACGACTTTTTTTTTATTCCGGCGTGTCTGTATGACGTGCGGTATGGTTGCCTTTTGATGCCGCAATAATTGAGGTGCCGAGGATGACATTCCGCAAGGTTCCGACTAAAACCGAAGGCTTGAATACTACCCGTAGGGGTGGAGATTTTTTAGCGGACAACGCCCGACCTTGCTTGTCAGACCGGTGCCCTACATTTGCGGACTCAAAAGACTACCTGACCGCATACAGAGATGCAGGAAATGAAAAGGAGTTGCGGAAAAGAAACGGAGGCACGCCAAGCGGAACGCTTACCGCTCTGCCCTTCTTGATGGAGGGGCGTTTCATAAAAACAGACAGAAAGCACCGCTTTCTACCGCTAAGACGCGAAAAATCCCGTTATGCAAGTTTGACATAGGATATACCGCCACCGGCACCTAAACCAGACTTGTATAACGGGATTTTTCGCGCGCCCACCCCGTATCGGGGTGACTTCTTCTCCCAATAGGGCGTTTTTGGGTACAGAAACACCCTAATCAAAAATCCACCTCCTTGAAAACCAAAAAGAAAACCCATCCCTGCAACTTCTGTTGTAGGGATGAGCCAGCTTGCTGCCCGAGCCGCGCCGTCGGTGATTTGCGGTCGCAAGCGCCCTTTCAGATTCGGAAATATGACAAAACCTTTACAATTTGTACCCGATGCTCCCAATCCCACCCGCTTCGGCCTCTCCCATAAACGAAAGGCCCTGCCATCCTCACGGACAACAGAGCCAAAGCAAACAGAAAAGAAATGTCACACCGAAGCGGCACCGGACACATTGCGGCCCATCCTCCAGATGCGGATAATCTCTTTGCGCAGGATGAAATACTTCAAGGCATCGGTCAGGTTAGTGGATTCTTTAGGCAATCTATGTGCAGGCAGCTTATCTCCAGTCTTCTGTTTGACTATCACACTGGAGCTGTCCGGCCGGGTAGCCACCTTGGTTTCTGTCACCTCCATTTCCGACTTGAGATTCGGGCAGTTGTGCTGGTCAATCAACAGTGTAAACAACGTGCGCTCCAAGTTACCGCTGAGCAAGTCCATGAAGAACCGGTATTCCAGATTGCTACCGATGTTGCCCTGCCCCAAGCTCATCAGCTGTACCTGCCATCCAGTACGTCTGCCCTCCGCATCCGTCTCGATGTTCTTCTTTATCTGTGTGGCCATATCCGTACCCACCCCCTTGTAGTTGTTCATGGAGCGGTCATAATAAAGCTTCAGTATCTTGCGCTTGTGCGGCTTGAAATAATAGAGGAACTTATCGGCCAGCTCACGCACGGAGTTAGGCGGCAATGTATAGAGTTCTTTGAGTACACGCATCACACGCCCACTACGTTGCCCGAACACCATGGAAAGCATATTGCCGGAATCCATGCCTGCCTCCAACGGTTTATTCTTATCCAGGTACCGGAGCACCGTACAGTCCTGCTCCCACCCGAACGGGTGCTGCTCTATCACTTCATTCAGGAATCCGTCCGCATAGAAGTGCTTCATCGAGAGGTTACAATAGAACATCTGGCTTGCCTCCAGCTTGGGGATAATGGAAAGGATGTTGCAAAGAATACCTTCCAGTCCTTCAGCGAATTCATCGCTGAACCAGTCTTCACCCAGTACATCCACGTTAACATAGGAGGAAGAGATGAAGAAGAAAGATACGCCCCGGCGTGTCTTAATCCAGCGCTCCTCCCAGCGCTTCATGTTCTTGCCTGCAAGCACCATGGAACGTTCTGCTGTATCAAGTTTGGCCTGCAATGAACGGTCTTTCCGGAAAGCTTCTTTCAATTCCTTGTACCGCTGCATGGCCGCCACATACTCTTTTTTCGTCTCGTTATAGACAAACCCGGCCTGCAACATGAGAAGGATTTTCCGCTTGTCATTCTGCTTGGCCAGCTTGAGAATCCAGTCGTATTCACCCAGGTGGTTCGGATTCGGCATATCCGTCGTCAGTGTACGGCTGCGGTACCATACGCTATCACCATACTTGACCCGGAACCCACGCACGGCCTTCAGCAAGTTCGTGAACTTCTCTTCCGGGAAATACTTCACTTCATCACCGAACACCCCCACATAGGAACGACCGGCACCGATGGCCGGACGGTCCAAAGAGATGAAGGTGAAGTTGAAACCGGTGTAGAACACCATGGTATTGCGCCAGTCGGAACATACGTTGTACATGCGGTCGCGCCACTCTTTCGGCGGTTCTTGGTTCATAACATAATGGATGCCCTGCTCCCACCCCAGCTTCGACAATCCGTCCACCAGCGAGGGAACCACATTCTTATGCAAATCGGAATACGTATCGGCCACCCATGCGAACGGTGCACCAGGGCAGTCCTGCGCCACCTCCTGCACCCGTTCAGCCAGCACCTGCACCGTCTTGGCCGATGCACGTCCTGCAATCCAATAGAGCGACCACGGCATCATCACGGCAATGAGCTGCGCCATCCAGTTGGAATAGCGTACCTCCACATCATCCGATATCTTTAGTTTTTTCTTCCTGGTCATCGAGCATCTCTTCTATATCAACATCAATTATATTGGCATCTCTCTTGAGACGAGTCTTCTCCCGTGCAGGAATATCCTGCATACCGTCAATCTGTGCCGCGAGCAGGTTGCGGTTGGCAGAAGGCAATCCCACCGCATTCGGGTCGAGGTCATAGACCTTGATCGGTTTCTCATCCATTTCTTTCGGCTTTATCGGGTCCGGCTTATCCAACTGCTTGATTCTTGCCGCTTGTACCGTGAGATTGCCGTACACCTCCATATCTTTGGCGCTGGTGGCGTTCTGAAGTACCACCTGGGCCGCCTTCATCAGATTGTCATACATCATGTTACGGTGCGCATCATTCTCGATGGTATCACAAAGGTAGAACAGATTAATGGCCTCACTATACATCTGCCGGGCACGCATCCGTTCCACATTAAACGGTTCGTGCATCAGGAAAGCCACGGCATTATCCTTGCCATATTTACGGTTAATACCTACCAGTGCATAGAGCACGTTGTAGTAGTCCAGCTCCTCGGCCGTCAACTCCATGGTGCAGCCGGAGGCAAGGTAATCCTGCAAGGTCTCAAAGTAAGATTTATCGAACATCAGCCTATATCGTCATAAAATATCTTGTTAATGGAATTGCGGTACCCGGTCGCCTGACGGAACTTGTCGAACCGCTGTGCCTGGGTCACATTGTCACCGGTCTCCGCACTGGCGGCCATGGCCAGCCCCTCTTTGGCCCGTTGAAGCAGTTGCCCACGTTCATAATGGTACTTCAACGGTGAGCCTACCAAATTGAAGTACCAGAGAAAATCATTCTCCGGTACATGGTAATACATGGCAATCTGCCGCGGCTCATAGCCTATACCTGCCAACCGCTCGAACTCGTCCAGGTCGATACGGTCATACCATGCCGGGCTGTCACGCCACTTAACCAATTCGTCCGCTACGAAACTCATATACTTCTTTGTTTTTAAGGAATACGTATTGTTCTTCCATCGCATTCTCGCCATAATTGCCGGAGCCTTCGACCACAAAGAAACCTGCCGATGTGTCCAGGCAGGTAATCTTTTTGTGGCTCCATGCAAATGAAAGCTCTATCTCTCCATCCTGATGGAGCTGCATCAACCTCTCGTATATCTTCGGCATACGAAACTTGATGGTCTCCGATATATGCAGATGAATACTGCCAATCAACCCTTTTTCACGCCAACGGAGCAACGCGTTGATGATACGCTCGTTGGTGGAATAGGTCGCTATATACAAGTGCCTCACCTGCCCGGCATTCTTAATCAGATAAACAATGAAAGTGAATGCCGTAAAGCTTTTCTTTGTCTCAATGAAAAACGCCTCATTCTCCCGTGGAAGCCGCCCACACAACTCTTTCAAACTGTTCAGCTTGAATGTCAACATGGTTTCAAACCGACGGGAAAAGAAGCGGGAATCAGACATCTCCTGCCGCAATTCTTCAAGATTGAAGTAATAGCTCATTCCAATAATCTGTTAATGTCGGCCAATTCCTTTTCATACCCTGCCAACCGTTCGCGACGGACAACATCCAGATGCGGCTTGTCACCCTTGGCCAACTCAGACTTGACCCGCCAGATATTGTTCTGGACCTGCTGCTGCCGTCGTACCAGTTCCTTGACCGGAAGATGAAGCAACTCGCTTCTGCGGCGGAACTCGGCAAAAGCCGGGTGCTTACCCAATAAAGCGTGATGCTCCTTGTAATAGTTCAGTTCCTGCCATATCATACGGTTATCCATGTAGCTATCAATCACCTGGCGGCTGACATCGGCACACTCCTGCAGGGAGGTACAATCCCTCAGCCTGGCATGTAACCGCACATAGGCATGGTATTTGCTGAACTTGCGGGAAGCGAGTGCCTCCAACTCCATCGGACAGCCGGGGGCATTGAGAAACGGAAACTCATCACGGAAAGACTCGGGTCCTTTCCGTGATGACGATTCCGGCAATGCCCTTCAGCCCTCAAAGTCCGACGGTTCCGGAAACACCCCTTCCAAAAACTTTTCCAACCACGGTGAATACCCTGATACCGCATTGTTCATAAACATCTTGCGGGATAAGAGGTCGAGTACCTTCTTCTCATCCGGCTTTTGTGAAACCACCGGCAGCAACACCTGGTCTGTCGGCCAGTTGAGATATACGGGTTGTGTCGGATAAGGAAGAGAATTATAATAGACGGAAGTAAACAGATAGCCCCCCTCCTCCAGTTCAGGGAATCGCTCGAACATGGCGGCCAGACATCCCTTATCCAACAACATGGGTGTGTTCGTACCATAATTCAGACAAGGCAATTGACTCTTTTCCAGCAGTTCCTTCGTCCGCTTCATATTCTCGGCATAAAGCCCTTTGAATCTAAGCGGAACGAGCATTCCATTGACTTTGGGCAGCGCCACATGAGCCAGGTCGATAGGATTCATCACATAGATGTCATCGTTGGTCCAGATGAAACGTCCGGTCACTTCGGGCGATTCCATAGCCACTTTCAGCTTGGCCAGCGTATCAACCTGTGCATTGTCAGAGACGCGATTGTGCTCAATGAAGGTAATCTCTTCGCTGAACCAATCTTCACGGTCACCGATTACCACCACATTGATGCCGAAGCGTACATTCTTCTGCCAGGAACGCAGTGCAAAAAGCAGTTCCTTGCCTTGTGCAAACTCCTTGCAATAAGGAATAACCACTGTCACATGGTCTTGAACCGACCGCGCCGGCGCCAATTCCTCCACCGCATCCACCGCCTTATCGACGGCCTGCACATCCTTTTGTTCCACACTCTCTTCTACCAGTTTCAGTTCTACGGCCACATCCTCGGTCTTAGCTGTTTTCTTTTTTGTTGCCATAATTTAAAGTTTTTAATACGATACAAAAATATCGTCTCCACATAGTTCGTAAAAGGACACAAAGAGAGGCGAATGCACTGCAAACGCCTCTCTCCAATAACCAACCTTTAAAACAGAAATGAATCAAACTCCTGAACCACCGGAAGAAGACGACGCTTCACCCAATCCCAAAACGGCATTGATTTCTTCGTTGTCCGTAGCCGGTACAAGGCTCTTGGCGATGTGACCGATAGTACCTCCGCGTAAGGAACTTGCCAAATTGATAGTATTCTTGTCACCCTCCTTGTTATCCTGGGAATCGGCCTTGGTCATCTTCAGCGGAGTGCACGGCGTACCGGCAATCTTCGCATCCTCACCAGAGCAACCGAACACGATTGCCCCCAGATTCTCATTGATATTGTTGTTCACGAATTCATCGTGTTCCAACTCTGTACCCGGATGTTCATAATCCACATGGTGGATGAACCCACGTGCATCATCCTCTCCCTCGCTGGAGTGGTAGATGTTGATGGTGGAGTCCGTAGCATACACCGCTATGGGCTTTTTACCTGGCATCATCTCAAATGCCGTCACCTTTACTCCCTTCTCATCACGCGTATAAGTCTTGACGTCTTCCCAGCGGAAAATCTCGATATAGGACTTCTTCCCTTTCGGACGTCCGGCATTCGATGACTTCTTGGGCACCGACACCATTGAATATGTTGTTTCTGACATATATGTACCTCCTATATTAATACTAAAGTTTCGCAAGTGAATAAATATCAACTTGCTTGTTTATAAATATACATATT